ATGGGCAGTAAATCAAGGATAGCAAAGTATATAATACCAATAATGCAAGCTCACAGAAAAGAAGATATGACATGGGTTGAGCCTTTCGTTGGTGGTGCTAACGTCATTGATAAGGTTGGCGGTAAAAGAATAGGAGCAGATAATAATAAATATTTGATAGCGTTATTCAAAGAACTTCAAAAAGGATATAAACCGCCAATAGGTATATCAAAAGAAGAAGCTCTAAAAGTTAAAGAAAATAAAGATAAATATCCAGATTATTATGTTGGGTGGGTAGGTTTTACCGCTTTATGCTATAGGGGAATGTTTATGAATGGATATTCTGGGAAAGAGTATAAAGAGGGAGCAAGTAAATCAAGAAATTATATGATTGAGTGTTCTAACAACATACTTAAGCAATTAAATAACATAAAAGGTGTTAATTTTGTATATTCAGATTACAAGGATTTATATATCCCTAGTAATAGTTTGATATATTGCGACCCGCCGTATAAAAATTCAACAGGCTACATAACAGGCAATTTTAATCATGATGAATTTTGGGAATGGTGCAGAAATAAGGCGAGAGAAGGTTATAAAATATTTATAAGTGAATATGTTGCACCTTCTGATTTTAAATGTGTATGGTCTAAAGAAATAAAGTGCGGTCTAGGTCATAGAGAAAATAGCAAAAGTATTGATAGAACAGAAAAATTATTTACCTATGAATGTTAACCGCAAGCGAAGATATTTTCACCACCCCATGAAGATATTTTCGCTTATTTTATTATGTTTATATGTTGCATTATTCTTTTAAGTGTGATATAATATAAATTGAAAGGAGCGATAATACATGACTTTTCAAAGTTTACTTGCGTTGTTTATTGTGTTAAATGTTCTTTTATTAGTTCTAGAAATTGCTAAGATATTTTTATAAGGAGTGATTAAAAATGAACCACATTGTTCAGTTTAGTGGCGGTAAAGATAGTACCGCAATGTTATTAATGATGTTGGAGAGGAGTATGCAGGTAGACGACATTATTTTCTGTGATACTGGTAAAGAGTTTCCTCAAATGTATGAGCATATAAACAAAGTAAGAGAATATATAAAAAACAAGTATAATAAAGACATAACTATATTAAAAGCACCAAAAACTTTTGATTATTATATGTTTGACCATGTAAAAACAAAAGGCAAAAATAAAGGTTCTGTTGGCTATGGTTGGGCTAATATGGGTATACGTTGGTGTACGTCTATGTTAAAGAGAAATGTAACAAACAAATATCTTAGAGGCTTAGATTATGTTAGTTATATTGGTATAGCATATGATGAGCCAAAAAGACATGATAAAAAAGCTGATAATGTAATTCACCCATTATATGATTGGAAAATAACAGAAAAACAAGCTTTAGAATACTGTTATTCTAAAGGTTTTGATTGGGGCGGTTTATATGAACATTTTGACAGAGTATCATGCTGGTGTTGTCCTCTTAAAAATATGAAAGAATTAAAAGTTTTATATAAATATTATCCAGACTTATGGGAAAAGTTAAAAGATATGGATAATAGAAGCATGAACCAATTTAAAAAAGATTATAGTGTTCAAGATTTAGAACACAAGTTTAAAGAATAATAGGAGTGATTTAATATGTTCCAGATGTAGAAATTAAACATAATATGGCTGGTACGCTAAATGATTATGATATTGCAAAAATAATAATAGGAACAATATTTAATAAAAAGAATAATGATATAGATTTATTAGAAATTGCCGATTATTTTAATGAAGAATATAAAATTAAAAACAAGATATTAACACTTATTTAAGCATCTAATTTTTAATTATCCTAGATTAATTTCTAGGATTTTTTATTTTCTTCAAAAATATGCTTGCATTTTATTATAATATGTGTTATTATATAAATGTAGCAAGGAGCTACAAAATATTTAAAAAGGTGGTAATGGTTATGATGTATTTTGTTTTTACAAACGTATTAATATTATTAAACGTTATCGGTTTTGTAACAGGTGGCGGTGAACTTACTGAAAGAATGATTGCAGATGTAGCTACATTCTTTATATGTACTAATATTGTATTCACATTCTTTTTGGTTGTTGCTAGAGAATGTAATAAAACAAAAAAATATTAAATATATGCTTGCATATTATTTGCAAGTGTGCTATAATAAATACAAACAAAGGAGAATTTAAAATGGAAATCAACAAAAAAGAATTATTTAAGAAAGCTCATCAATTAGCTAAAACAATGGAAGGAAATTACAGAGCTTGTTTCACTCTAGCACTTATCAAACTTTATAAACAAGCTAGACAACTAAAATTAAGAAAAGTTGTTGATGATAAGTTCTTAATTTCAACCGCTACAGTTGGCAAACAATACGAAACAATGGTATTTAGAGCTGACGGCTCGGCAGATATTTTTGATTATGCTGACCCAATATTTGAATACAGAACAAATAGCAAGCAAGAAGCTATAAAAGTTCATAATGAGCAAGTTAATAAATATGTTGACTTAGCTTATTTGTTCGCATTTGCATAATTTTTATAAAAAAATATCGTAAAATATATAATTTATACTTGCATACTTTTACAAGGAGTTTTAAAAATGTTTGAACAATTTGAATTAGAAAATGGGTTAAGTTTTACAAATTACAAAGAAGCTTTAAAAGAAGCTAAAAGCAAAGATTTATATTTGGTATTATATAACGATAGAAAAGAAGCTATAGAAAAAACTATTGTAAACAAAGTTGGTAAAGCTTCTGATATAAAATATATAGTTGTTCAAAAAATAATAAATAATGTACAGTATGAACACGTATACGAAGCAAATAACGTACACAAAAGTTCATACAATGAAGTAACGGATAATGGCGATAGCTTAGATAAAAATATAAAATTAAATCTAAATAAAATATATAAAAGATTAAGCCATGCAAAAAAACATGGTGTAAACTATTACATCACTTATAAAGATGGTTCTCAAAACGGTGTTTGCTTAAGTGAGTACAATTTATTAGAATTAAATAAACTTTTTTAAAAATAATACTTGCATACTTTTTATAAGTGTGATATAATATAAATAAAGATAAACGAAAGGATTGATTTTAAATGATTAATATTAACTTAGTAAACGAATTAGAAGGAAAAGAAATGACTTTATGTGAACTCGATAACGTATTAATTGCTTACGGTGTGCCTTCTGTATATGATGAAATAGACCCAGATAGTTTAATTGAAGACGAAAGCGTTTCCTATTGGGTAGATGATAGTCAAGGCATAAACATATTATTTGATGTAATTGATTACAAAGAAGATAGCCCTATTGATACAGTAGTAAATATTAAAAGAATTGAGGAAATTTAATATGAGCAAATACGACAAAACAAACGAATATAATAAAAATAACTATGTTGGGCTTAGCTTTAGAGTTAAGCCAGACATTAAAGCTAAACTTTGTCAGATTGCTTCTGACGAAGGAATAAGCTTGACTAAGTTGGTAGTAAAAGCTTGCTACCAATACGCAAAATGTAAATAATATATATAAAGGAGAAATAAAAATGATAAAGTTTTTAACAAAAGATTATAATGGAAAATACGTTCTTTGTAGAAGAAATCCAGAAATAAAAGCAAAAGATATTGTTCAAGATTTTATATTTAGAGATAAGATTTTGAAAGAAGATAGACAAGTTAGCCATAAAGAAGCTAATAAGGCTATTGAATTAGGATTTACAATAGAAAATAAACACGGTAAATATTATCTAGGTGGTAATGTTTCAAGGGAATGGGGCGATTGGTTACCATTTTAAGATGTTCATTTGTTGTAAAAACAACATAACCACATAAACCAACAAAAAGAAAGGAAAATCAACAATGAATTTATATGAAATTAAACAATCTATACAAGAAGCTATTGATAAATGTATTGATATGGAAACAGGGGAAATTATAAACCCTGAACTATTAGACAATCTAAACGAACAACTAAATATTAAGCGTGAAAATATCGCTCTATACATCAAAAACCTTGTTGCAGATAGCAAGGCTATTGATGAAGAAATTAAAAACCTTACTGCACGCAAAAGAAGCATAAATAATAAAATTGATTGGCTTAAGCAATACTTAGCTAATGATTTACAAGGTTCTAAATTTGAAACTGCTAAGGTAGTAGTCAGCTTTAGAAAAAGCAAGTCTATTGACATTCAGCCAAACGCAAATATACCAGATGAATTTCTTATTATTCAAGAGCCAAAACCAGATAAAGCTGGATTAAAGAAAGCTATTCAAGCTGGTGCAGTAATCAACGGTGTTAGCATTGTAGAAAAATCTAATATATCAATCAAATAATATTAAAGGCACGTTAATTCGTGTCTTTTTTAATTTATTTTAAAATAATACTTGCATATATAATTTATCTATGCTATAATATAATTAAAGATAAGGAAAGGAAACGATAATAATGTTTAAAACACTAGATAAAGAATATACACCACAACAGATTAAGGAAATAATTTATCAATTTACAAAAGTTCAATCAGTATATATGATGATATTATAGATGATGAAGCACTAGACGAAATGTTAATCGCTATAAAAACATTAAAAAAACTAAAATAAAAACTTGCATATTAATCACAAATATGTTATAATAAAGACAAAGATAAGATAAAGGAGATAAATAAAATGAAAACATGTGTATTAAAAGTTGAACAAAAAGAGTTTATTTTTACTTTCGAGGATATTGGAGAAGCTAAATGGCATATGTACAATATAGTTGATTGGGCTTGTAGAGTATTTGATACAAACAAAGTAAAATTCAGCTATGTAAAAGCTATAGAAAGAAATAAATACAAAAATGCCAAACCTCTATCTTATGAAGAAGTAGCATTGCATTACAAATTTCTTTTACAGCAAAGTAAAAACAAAGAAAAAGCTATAAAAGAAAATAAAGGGAAAAATATAAAAATAATTTGTGTTATTGCAAAAGAAACGTACTTTATAGAAAAAGGTAAGCGTCTTTTAAGTACTGGCGAAACAATACCAACTTATGATTTAAGAACAAAGAAAAGAATTGTACAGCAATACACTTTTAAAAACGACGCTTATAATGAGTTAAAGAAAAAAGCTATAAAACTTGCTAACGCAAAAATAATAATGAATGATGGTTCTATAATTAAATAACATTATTGGCTATGACTTTTAAAGTTGTAGCCTTTTTATTTTAAATTTATACTTGCATTTTATAAACAAGTATGCTATAATAAACATATAAATTAATAAAGGAGATATAATATATGGAAGAAAAAGAGTTGATATGTTATATTCATAAATTTTTCGTTTATGAAAATGGTAAACTATCAAGAACTGATAGGAAAAACTCAAACGGAAGTATAGACAAAGATGGATATTTGATAATTAAAATAAAAGGTAAACAATATAAGGCTCACAGATTAGTTTATGCTTATTTCAATAACGAATTTCCTAAAGGTGAGATAGACCATATAAACAGGAATAAACTTGATAACAGAATAGAAAATCTTAGAGTTGTTTCCAGAATTGAAAACATAAAAAACAGAACAATATTACCAAATAAAAATACAGGTGTTGAAGGTGTATATATAGATAATACAAAGGGTTTGTTAAAGAAATTCTGTTTTAAATATAAGAAGAAAACATATAGATATTATACTGTAGAAGAAGCAATAAAAAGTAAAAACGCATTAAGGAGTAATGAAAAATGATGGCAAAAAACATATTAAAAAAATTATTATTAATTCAGCAAGAGTTGAAAGTCCCTAAAAATCAATTCAACTCTTTTGGAAAATACAATTACAGAAGTTGCGAGGATATATTAGAAAGTGCAAGACCTATAGCAAATAAAAATAATTGTGTAATAGTTATCAATGACGACATAAAAGAAATTAACGGTCGTTATTATGTAGAAGCTACAATCACATTATTTGATGTAGAAAGTGGTGAGGAAATATCAACAAAAGCTTTAGCTCGTGAAGCAGAACCAAAAAGCGGAATGAGCGAGAGCCAATTAACTGGAGCCTGTTCTTCATACGCTAGAAAGTACGCACTTTCAGCCATGTTCGCTCTTGATGATGAAAAAGACGACGATACAAGAGATAACAGACAGCAATCAAAACAGATTAATAAACCAGCAACAAAACAAAAGCCAATAGACGAAAAAACTAAACACTTATCTAGTGTATTCAATAAAATGAAAACTCATAATGTATCTAAGCAAGGCATTTTATCTATATTAAAAACCAACTTCAATAAAACATCTTCTAAAGATTTAACACTTCAAGAAGTAAAAGAATTAGACGAAAACTTTAATAATTATCTAGGTCAAATAATGATTACTGAAACAGAATAAAACTACAGGCACTTTAACGAGTGCCTTTTTTATTGCAATAAATCGCCACGTATGATATAATATTATTATACAAATAAAGGAGGATAAGCACATGGCAGAAATATATTTTAATGATGAATATGAAAAGGTGAATGATATGCTTTATTACAAAGAAAAACGCTTAAAACTAATTGATGAAATATCAAGTCAACTAAGAACTATTAACGACTTTAGCGAGGAAATAATTGACGTATTAAACGATTTACCAGACAACGAAGATACAAACAAAATAAATGAATTATCTGCTGGTATAAGATTAAGAACCGAAATAGCTATACAACGTATCAAAGAAGATATAGACGGAGGGTTTATTTAATGATGGATAATGACGAATTAAAGAAAGAAGCAATATCTTTTCTTAAAGACCTAAAAAACAGCATAGATGAAAACGATAATAATTTTAATAAATGCCTAGATAACATAATTGATATAATCAGGCAACGTGAAAACATTCCGTATAAACAAATAATAAGCGAAATAAAGAAAAATATAGAGCTTGCAGAAACGTACAATAAAAATCTAAATAAAGATTTAAATACATCTAACACTATAATATTATTGACAGCTTCTTCTATTATGAAATAAAAATAAGTAATATAAAAGGCACTAACTAATTAAAGCTAGTGCCTTTCTAATATAAAAAGGAGAATAAAAAATGAAATATGTTCAACACATATATATTAACATATCTATATCAATTTGTCAAGAGTTTTAAAATAAATTCTCTACCTTTTTGCGTCCATTTACTATTATAAACTACTGGACTGCATTTACTTCCATGTCTTATTATTTCTTGCTTAATAGAAATATAACCTTTGTCGGAATATTTACTATACAATAGCCAAGAATTATTCACTTTATATTGAATATTTAAATCGCAAAGTTTTTTATTTAGCTCTTGAGGTGATTTAAAACCCAACTCCTTAGCTATTTCAGACGTAGTATAAAGCTTTTTAGAGTGAGATAACAAGTCAATTTCTTCTTGCTTTTCCTGTACAAGTTTTAATGCCTGTTCTTTTGCTTCTCTTTCTTCTTTTAATGCAGTTAACATCTTAATTGCATTATCTGGATTAGCCAACATCTTATCTATTGTATCCATAGTAGCATACACACCATATTTACGAATAGAAGGTATAACGTCTTTAGTTATCCAACGCTTAAACTCTTTAGCGGTTGGCAATTTAGAAGAAAGTACAAGGCTATATAATCCGCTTTCATTAACAAATGTTGTTCTACTTTTATAATTAGAACCATCTTGTTGAATTACCAATGAGGTTTTATCTTCTTTGTCTACGTGGTCGAACACAGCTCTTGATTTATCTTTATAACCAAGTGCTTCGGCTACATCTACACCAGCAAACAAAATCTCATTGTCTAATACTACTGTTTTAACTTTTCCAAAACTGTCATTTTCAAAAACTTTTAATTTAAAGTCCATGTTTAACACTCCTGTCATTATATTTCACTCCGTTATATAAAGATAAGGCAGAAAAGCTGGAGTGTGGCTCTTGTCGGTGTATACGTCCCTATCTGCCTTTAATATATTATACCATTTTATCTAAATTTTGTCAATAAAAAAGCACGCTATTTTCATAACGTGCCTAAGTTTATTATTTGTTTAATGCTTCTAATTGTTGTATTTTTTCTTCTTCTGTTTTATATCTGTTATAATGTCGTTTAATTAATTCTATTTCAAATTCAATAGTATTTATATAACAATCGTCAACTATACCATTAGAAATCCTTTCTTTTGCATAATCGCAATATCTTTCAATTACATTAAAACGCTCAAAAATTTGTCTTTCTATCATACTTTTTGACGTATTACAAGTATTAATCATTGATTTAATCTTTTCATTTTTCTTCATTTTATTAATCTCCTTTATTGTTTATATTTACATTATAGCAAGTTGTTTACTTATTGTCAACATCTTTCTTAATCAAATTAACTAAAATTTTAGCAGTTTCTTCTTTTACTGTTTCATTAATCGGTTGTAAATCTTTAAACACGATAATAGCATTGTAAAACTTATCCAAATGCACAAGCGTTTTATTTTTATATATAGCTATACCTTCAACTTGTTTAAGTCTTTTAAGTAAAACTTCTCTCATGCTTTCATTTAAATTAAAATGTCTGCATATATCTTCAAAATAAGCATAATCAACACTAAATTGCATTTCCTTAACAAAATCCATACACATTTTACCACCTCAACGCTTCAATTACCTTAATGACATCATCTACCATTTGAGATAACAACTCTTTATCTACTGGTAGATTGGCGTATCTTCTTTTTATAAGATGTACTACATCAAAGTTGAATTGATTTCTGTACTTTCCTTGAAATTCATAGTCAAGCGTTCTGTATTCGAAATTGAAATATTTAAAATACTCTTTTTGCTTTTCTGTTAATTCACACTTAATCATTATATCACCTCTTTTCTATATTATAACATACATCATAATTTAATGCAATGAAAAAGCACGATACATAAGTAACGTGCTAAAGGGGTTATTTAATGCCTATTATATGTTAAGACGTCTTAGATATAAAAAGTAAAGTTATGGAAGTAGTTAAGAATTTATGAGGTAATTTCTAAAACGTCTTAACATACTTATATTATAAACTATACATAATAAAATGTCAACACTTATTTACAAATATTTTTATATATGTTATAATATTAATATAATATGAAAGGAGCTTAATAAAATGAAATATACACAAAAAGATTTTAAAAACGAATTACTTAATTTTTTAAAGATAAAAAGTCTATTATTTATATTTCCAGAAGAATACAGACCGCCTATAATAAAATATTTCAGTTTAGAAAGTGCATGGCGACTATACGGTTTTAATGGTTATGACAGTGATATAAAAGATAACCTGTATATAAGTGATACATCAGAATATTCAAAATCTTTTATATGCTTCATTTTAAGTTTTTTGTATGATGGTGCTAAAGATTTTGGTTTAGAATTTAAACTAGACTACAATAACGATACCAATGAATTAATAGTCAAATGGGTAAAAGGAGATTAA